TGGAACACCGGCGACTGCAACACCGGCGACTGGAACACCGGCGACTGGAACACCGGCGACTGCAACACCGGCGACTGCAACACCGGCGACTGGAACCGGACGAACTTTTCCGCTGGCTGTTTCTGCACTAAAGAACCTAAAATGCTGATGTTCAACAAGCCTTCAGACATGACGATGCGCGAGTGGTGGACCCATCCAGCCCGCCTGATTCTCCTTGGCATTCCCAAGAATGTCGTAGAATGGATCGATGCCAGTTTCATGACGGATGAAGAAAAGAAAAAGTATCCGACCTACGAGACAACCGGTGGATATCTTAAAATTCTTGACGAAAGTGAGTGTACTCAGCGCTGGTGGGATAGCCTTTCCTCCACTGAGCATAAAGTCATTCTTCAGCTCCCCAATTTCGACGCTGATATCTTTTATCAGTGCACCGGTATCAAAATTAATGGAGGTGATAAGAGTTGAGCGCAGAGTATGACCTTTATTTAGGTCAACATATCGACAATGTAGTCAAAGGATACTACTGGCTAACAGAGCACATGTCAAATATTGCTGCCCAATTTGACAGCGTTTGCGCAATGGCTGGATTAACGAGCGCGGAACATTTTCTTCGTCAGCATGACCAGTCGAAATTTTCAAAAGAAGAATATGATCCATATGACGACTATTTCTACGGAAATAATCGTTCTTTTCGTGTCAAACAACGTTTCAACAAGGCCTGGCTTCATCATATTCATAATAATCCGCATCATTGGCAGCATTGGGTACTCATTAATGATGACGAAAAGGCTGAAGCGCTTGCGATGCCATATCACTATGTCATTGAAATGATCCTTGACTGGTGGACATTCAGCTGGCGCTCTGGGAATCTTATGGAGATTTTCGACTGGTACGAACAGCATCGAGACCACATTATGCTTCACCCCATGACTCGAGCCTCGGTCGAAAAAACATTAAGTCAGATGCGTGATATTCTGGAGTTAGAGAGGAAAGAGGACGGAGGTCGGTATGATTAAATTACAGGTCGAGGACTACTGTCATCAGAATTGCGAGAGGTTTGAACCGGTTGCTGATACTGATTCCATATCTTTTAGCGAATACGGGAAACCTGATAAAAAGATTACCCGTACAATCGTTCGATGTGTAAACGCTTCTATGTGTCAGGCAATTTACACGGACTTAGCAAAAAAGTTCGGAAAGGAAGAGTAAACATCATGTATGATTATGTCAGATGGATTTTCGAGAAAAAGCGTCTCGAAAATGAAATTCATGAGCTCAATCTGAAAATGGAATATCGTCAGATCGAGATTGGTGATTCTAACCTTAATCACTACCGAGGAGATCGTCCTCATGGTGATTCAGATCCTGTTTATACCAGTCTTGCACTTCAACGGGAGAATCTTGACAACCGTCTCGAGTATCTCATGACATTTGGTGTCCTGATGGAAGATGCGGTGAAAGCTGATGGCGAATAATCCATGTTTCGGTCTCATCAATTGTCCGCACTGCAAGGGGGTCAATCCGGTTTTTTGGAACGGTAACTTTCGTTTTTCGTGTATCCATTGCGGCCGCAAATTTATGGTCAAACGTCAAAAGCTTCGTCGGGTAAAAATCTATAAAGGACCTATCGACTCATAATCATACAATAAAGGAGATAAGTATGAACCCCACTATCGAAAAAGCTGTTACTATGGCGGTCGATATCGCAAATGATCCAACGCATGGATACAGTCAAGCCAATCGTTGGGGCCCCGACTATGACTGTTCAAGTCTCCTGATCCATGTGTGGCAGGAGGCGGGCGTACCAGTCAAAGATGCAGGGGCAAGTTACACTGGCAATATGAAAGCTGCATTTCTAAAATGTGGTTTCACAGATGTAACTGGCGAAATTAATCTCGCGACCGGTTCCGGATGTCAATATGGTGATGTTCTTTTGAATGAGCGAAATCATACGGCTATGTCGCTTGGTAATGGGCAACTGGTACATGCACGCAGTTCCGAGGGAAATAGCCTCCAAGGGGATCAGAGCGGAAATGAAATCCGCGTCCAATCCTACTACAATTATCCATGGGACTGCATCCTTCGTTATGTTGGCGAAGGATCATTGGTTCTCGACAAAAGCGAACCGGACAAATTGACTGATGATACTCTGTATGCTACGGTGTGTTTACTGCCGAAGCTACAACAAGGTGACGTTGGATATTACGTACAGGTCATGCAGATGTTGTTGACTCTCAAGGGGTATACCCCAGCAAACACAATCAAAACGACTGGAATCGCCGATGGCGAGTTCGGTTCAGGAACAGAAGACGCCTTAAACAAGTTTAAGTCTGTGATGAAGCTGCCTACAAACGGTATCTGCGATTCGCAGACTTTTACTGCGTTGATCAACAAATAATGAGGCGTATTTGAAAGGAGTGAACGATATTGTCCGAAACAATCGATGAACTCATTCGTAAGAGCTTGGATATCGAACAGCAAATTTTGAATTATCCCAGCCTCAACAAGAAAGATCAAGCTATGAGAGAGAGACTTCAGAAAGAATCCGACGCGCTGTGGAAGCGTGCAAAAGAGCTTGGGAGAGACAGCGTGACACAGCGCAACTATGAAGATCTTGCAAATGCTGTGATCCGTCTTACCTTCATGGATTACGAGGATATTATCTCAGGAGCCATCGAACAAAGTGCGTCCTGCAATCTGGATGAAATCCATCGTTTTGCCGCAGAGCAGACCTACACCCCATTGGATCTCGAAGCATTGCTTGCAAAGGTCCATCGCGTCTATCACGAAAAGTTTATACCATACGCAGAAAAGTATGCCTCGAAGATCGTAAAGCAGTGGCGCGAATTCGATAGAAAACGTGTCAGTTATGAAGATCGCGTCCAGAAGTCGAAATATAGATGCCCTTTATGCGGAGGTTGTCTTAAACCAAAATTCGGAAGATACCACTATATTATCGGATGCACTGGATGCGATCTCGAAACCTTTGTCTATGTGCAAAAGTCAGTAGTTCCGATAGACATAATGGTGGGCGCATGAGCAGATTATATCTCGAGCCCTATACTTCTGAAGAGATCCGAAAAAAGAGAATCGAACTCGGCTGCGGTCAAAAAGAATTGGCTGCTCTTGCCGGTGTTCATACCAATACTGTCAGCAACATAGAGCGCGGAATCCAAGACACAGTCTGTACTCGAATGTTGCTGACAATTATTTTAGACGATCTTGAACTCAAAATAAAGGGGTGATTCTTATGGGATCCAAACAAGTAAACAAAGACGCGACCGTTAGCATCAAGTCCAGTGGTCTCGGCTACTACACCATGACAATCAATGGCGTGTTTGTAGGAAACTATGACACTGTTAAAGAAGCTGCCGATGAATACGAACGCATGCAGGAGGCTTCCTGACAACTATGAACATTCGTATTTTCGGACTCCACTCTCACTCAAACATCGACGGCCCTGGTGATCGTATGACGATCTATTTCCAAGGATGTCTACGACATTGCGACGGCTGCAACAATCCGGACTCATGGCCTATGCATGGCGGAGATAAGTGGGATACGGAAAAGATCGAAAAGATCATCCAAGGCACCCCTCATCTGGATGGCATTAGTTTCAGTGGAGGAGAACCATTCTTACAGCCGGCTCAAGCTTTGGAGTTGGCCAGATACGCCCATAAGCTTGGTTTGACCGTGTGGTGTTTCAGTGGATATACCTTTGAGGAGATCTTTGAATGGAGTGACGGTCGGTATGAATTTCTCAAAGAAATTGATATTCTCGTAGACGGTCCCTATGAGAAGGACAAGAGGACGAGAGATCTCCCCTGGCGAACCACAACCAATCAACGTCTGATAGACGTAAAAGCAAGTCTGGCCGCAAGTAAACTACCAACTGATGAAGATCCAGCCATTATCAAAGTGGTCGAATTTGTGGAGGTGAAACGCTCCTAATGAGGAAAGACGGTATTTTGTTGAGGGATGAGATTTTAAATGAGCTCGGTTCTGGGCTCGATATTCGTCCTTTCAACGAGGCTCAACTCAATCCAAACAGCTATAATCTTCACCTCGCAAACGAACTTCTCGTTTATGATGATGTGGCCGAAGAAGTTGAGACGGTTGATGGTTTCGTTTCCTTTGTTCCGAACTGCCTCAACATGGCCAAGGACAATCCATATCACACCATTGAGATTCCGGAAGATGGTCTCATTCTGCTGCCGGGTGTTCTTTATCTCGGGCGTACTGTGGAGTACACTGAGACTCGCAAATTCGTCCCGATGCTGGAGGGGCGTTCGTCCGTCGGCAGACTCGGTATCAGCATTCATTCAACAGCTGGGTTTGGCGATATCGGTTTTTGCGGATACTGGACGCTCGAGATCAGCTGTGTCCAGCCAGTCCGTATCTTTCCGAATGTCGAAATTTGCCAGATATACTACCACACGGTTGCTGGCGATAGCGACTCGGTTACATACGATGGCGGGAAATATCAGCACAATGAGGGCATCCAACCGAGCCTATTGTGGAAAGAATTTCAGAAAGAGGGTGTCAAATCGTGAGAAAGATCCTGTGATAAAAACCGGGCACTGCCCACTTTTGTTTTAAAATTGAATCCGATTTAAGCCGAGTAAGGACAAAATTGGCCAGAAAAAGTGGGCAAAAGCCCATTTTGAGCGAACAAAAGTGGGCAGAAAATTTGGCTGAAAATTCATTATTTTGTGAGAAAAACGCTCATTTTCCGACTTTTTCACACAATTATTGTGAGTTTTCGGGGTTGTTTAAGGGCTTGTGGCCATTTGCCCACTTTTTTCTTCTATTAATCGTGAAAAAAAAATATTAAATATATAATAAATAGGAAATAAAAGTGGCCATTTGGCCAGAGCCTTTTTCGAGGAAAAGAAAGGGGTCTTTTCGGGGAACATTTCAATTGATAAAATCTCATCTCTCATAATTAAGACTTGTATATCGACAGCAGTTTTGATATTCTTTTGTTCGGAGGTGTTGAGAGATGAGACAGCATGATATGTATAATGAATGGCAGAACAGCGCATATGATGAAGATGGTAATGTTGTCGATTGCGATGGATATTCTTGTTCGGGCGAACTAAAATGGGATCCAGCCAAAGCTATCTGGTTTTGTCCAGAGTGCTGGAAAGAGTTCGATCGGAATGATTATTTCTTTTATATTGGCGCACAGCCACCAGGAAGTTATTGTATGTCTTGTTCTGAAAATTATCCATTCTGTAAGAAAACCTGTATTCATTATGACATCGATCCCAACGATCCAATGATGGATTGATATTTTCTGATATCAGTTTTGGTCCGTGTTAAACGCACGGGCCTTTTCTTTTGTCCGCGTGAAATACACACCCTTTTATGAAGAGAAGGTAAATAATACCGTGAATGTCTGAAAATCGGCTTATTACACGGTTATTTACTTTCTCTTTTATTTTTCATGAAAGGGATGGTCGCTTTGTGGCGAAGGCTAAACCAGAGCGTGACTTTCAGAGCAATCTCATCAAGGAGCTTGAATCGCTTTTTCCTGGTTGCATCGTGACAAAGCTGGATTCCGGGCATATTCAGGGAATACCTGATCTTTTGATCCTCTGGAAAGATCGTTGGGCTACACTTGAGTGCAAAAAGACCTCGCATGAGGAGCCTCGACCAAATCAACCCTATTATGTTGATTTGATGAATAAGATGTCATTTTCGCGTTTTATATTTCCAGAGAATAAAGAGGAGGTTTTACATGAACTGGAACAGGCATTCCGATCTCGTCGGAAGTCACGCCTTTCTGGGAGCAAGTAAGTACCACTGGATTAATTACAGCGAGGACAAGCTTGTTGAAAGTTATAACAGTTTTCTGGCTGCGGCTAAAGGAACTGAGCTTCATGACTTTGCTTGTCGCTGTATCCAGCTTGGGCAGAAGCTTCCCAAGAGTCAAAAGACCCTGAATCTCTATGTGAATGATGCTATCGGTTATAAGATGACACCAGAGCAGGTTTTATACTACTCCCCCAACTGCTTCGGAACTGCGGATGCTATTTCTTTTCGTAATGACATGCTTCGCATCCATGATCTCAAAACGGGTGTTGTACCCGCTCATATGGAGCAGCTAATGGTTTACGCAGCACTTTTTTGCTTGGAGTATAAAGTTAAACCAGGCATGATCGATATAGAGCTGCGCATTTATCAATCTGATGAAGTGTTATATCATAAGCCCGAAGCCAATGAAATTCTGCCTATCATCGATAAGATTATCACATTCGATAAGCTCATCAATCAAATTCGTGAGCGGGAGGAGGTGTAATTGATGGATTATCAAAGTGCATTATTGCATCATGGTATAAAAGGAATGCACTGGGGTATTCGCCGTTATCAGAACTCTGATGGAACTTTAACGCCAGAAGGCGTTGAGCATGTCAAAAAGAAAGTTGAAAAACTGAAAAAACAGCAGACCCGTTACGAGCGGCAGGAATACAGGGCGCATAGGCTTGGACGGCGTTCTGAAATAATCGGATTTGTGGCCGGAAGTAAGATGGCATATTCACGCGCTTTAAAGTACAAGCGGCGAAGCACATTTTATAAAATCAAAGCCAGTCGCGGTAGAAGAAAACTTCGTAAGTATGAGGACCTTCTTAATAGAACCACAATGGCCGAGCTGACAAGATTACGTGAAAATTCGTCTTCTGAACTTGAAATAAAACATGGAGACGAAGAGATGGCGATGGATGTTATAAACTCCATGAATGATGCGCAAAAGGAAGCTTTCTATGTTCTCGTAGATGATCTGATTAAAGATGACGAGATTGATAATGAACCGCTTCCGGAAGAGGATGAATACGATGAGTGATATTATTGATATTTTCGATGAAACAGAACTGATGCACTATGGCGTTGGGCACGAACAAGGCGGCCATTCCGGTCGTTATCCCTATGGTTCTGGCGAGGACCCGCATCAGCATGGTAGCGGTGACTTTGCAAGTCGTGTGCAAGAGCTTCGTCGTCAGGGAGTAAGTGATATTGATATTGCTAAAATGGTTGGTTGTAAAAATACCAGCGATTTGCGAACTCAATATTCTCTATCTGTTGGTATTCGCCGCCAGGCTCGCATCAATAAAGCCATGCATCTTCTGAATGACGGAAAGACTCAGGCAGAAGTTGCTCGCGAAATGGGTATCAACGAATCTACTCTTCGTTCTCTTCTGAATGAACGCTCCGCAGCCAGAACTAATGCCGCACAGGCCACTGCGAATTTTCTTCGCGATCAGATCAAATCCAAAGGAATGATCGATGTTGGAGCTGGTGTTGAGCTTGAACTTGGTGTTAGTCGTGAGAAGATGAATCAGGCTCTGGCTATATTAGAGGAAGAGGGCTATGTTGTTTACGGCGGTGGTGTATCTCAGGTCACAAATCCCGGAAAACAGACAAATATTAAAGTTCTTTGTCCTCCTGGCACAGAGCATAAGGAGATCTATAACTATGAAAATGTTCATACGATCACTGACTATAAACTTCGTGTAGATCCGGATGGTTCTGAGCATTTTGATCGCGGTTTTGAGTATCCTGCTTCTATGGATTCTAACCGGTTGATGATTCGCTATCGCGATGACAAAGCGCCTGACGGACATACAGGCGTCGAAAAGGATGGTACGATTGAGATCCGACGCGGCTTGGATGATCTAAGTCTTGGCGAAAGTCATTATGCGCAGGTTCGTATTCTGGTAGATAACAAGAAGTATCTTAAGGGTATGGCTTTTTATTCAGACGATCTTCCTGATGGCGTTGATGTGGTGTTTAACACTAATAAGACTCCCGATCAGGCAGATAAGGTGCTTAAACCCATTAAAAATGATCCGAGCAATCCTTTTGGCTCTCTCATTAAAGAAACAGGCGGACAGTATCACTATATCGATTCCGAAACCGGAGAACGCAAACTCGGTCTTATCAACAAGCGCGCTGAAGAGGGTGACTGGGGAGAGTGGGCGGATAATCTTCCGTCCCAATTTCTTTCTAAGCAAACACAGCAATTGATTGATAAGCAGCTAACTCTGGCTATTGCCGAGAAGAAGTCGGAGTATGATGAGATCTGTGCTCTGACTTTACCGACGGTAAAAAAGCAACTTTTGGAAACATTCGCCAACGATTGTGATTCAGCCGCCGAGCATCTTCAAGCCGCCGCTCTTCCTCGCCAAAAGTATCAGGTCATTATTCCAATCTCTACGTTAAGTGACAATGAGGTTTATGCGCCCAACTATCGTGATGGTGAGACTGTTGCATTGATTCGATATCCTCATGGCGGTACTTTTGAGATTCCGATCCTGAAAGTTAATAATAAACATCCCGACGGTCAGCGAATTCTTGGCAATAACCCTCTTGATGCGATTGGTATTAACAGCCATGTTGCGGAGCGTCTTTCTGGAGCCGACTTTGATGGTGATACGGTTATGGTAATCCCTTGTAATTCGCACAAAAGCAAGGTGCATATTCAGTCTACTCCACCATTAAAAGGTCTTGAAGGTTTCGATCCGAAACTGGAATATGGCGCTTCCCGTTCTGAGACTGATGCAAACGGTGTTGAGCATTACTATCGTAACGGAAACGAGTTCAAGCCAATGCGTGATACACAAAAGCAGATGGGCGTTATTTCAAATCTTATCACAGATATGACCTTAATGGGAGCCTCAGATTCTGAGCTTGCTCGTGCAGTTCGTCACTCAATGGTTGTCATCGATGCTGAGAAGCATCATCTTGATTGGAAGGCCAGTGAGCAGGAGAACGATATTGCCGGACTAAAGAAGAAGTATCAGGCGCATATCGACGAGGATGGAGTTGAGCGTTATGGTGCATCGACTTTGATCTCTCGCGCGAAGAAGGAAGTACCTGTTCTTAAACGGGTTGGGTCTCCACGTATTGACCCGGAGACTGGTGAACTGCGTTATAAAGAGGTTGAGGAAACCTATGTGGACAAGAATGGTAAGACACAGATCCGTACCCAGAAGTCCACTATGATGGCTGAAACTTCTGATGCACGTTCCTTGTCTTCCGGAACACCTCAGGAAGAGGCATATGCCCACTATGCCAACACCATGAAGGCCATGGCAAATGATGCTCGCAAAGAGATCCTGAAAACCGGCCGTGTTGAGTATAATCCTGAAGCGAGGGAGAAGTACAGAGAAGAGTATGACTCCACTATGGCCGCACTCAATATAGCTCTGAAGAACGCCCCTCGTGAGCGTCAAGCCCAGCTTGCTGCCAACAGTGAAGTCAATATGCTGCGAGACCTATACCGTAAGGAAACGGGTAAGAAGCTTCCTGGAAAAGAAGCAAAGAAGAAAGGTCAACAAGCACTCGCTAAGTATCGCACGGTATTTGGGGCTAAGCGTAACCCGATTCCAATTAACGATAACATTTGGGCGGCCATGATGTCCGGTGCTTTCAGCGAGACTCAGTTGACGAAAATCCTTCGGTTTGCTGATCTCGACCAGGTTCGTTCGTATGCCACGCCTCGTGCTTCTACACAGCTTTCTTCTGGAAAACAAGCAAGAATTCGTGCTATGCAGAATTCCGGCTATACCAATGCGCAAATTGCAGACGCCCTTGGTGTTTCTGTATCAACAATTAAGAAGTACATGGCTTGAAAGGAGTGAATGAGATGATGTCACAGCTTTGTGCTCTTACAACCTTTGACAATCCATACAATCCGTTCACACAGTTCGAGCAATGGTTCATGTTTGATACGGAAAAGGGATACAATTCCTGTGGTTATCTCGCTCGTATTGCCAAAACATCGGATGAAATGTCGGAAAACGAGTATAATTCTGAGATAGAACAGGCAATTGACGAAATAATTAAGTATGATTTTCGAAATATTTATAAGAAAGTCTACAAGAATCAGTTAAAATCGGCATAACACTGCTACAAACAGACATAGGAGGGGGTCGCGAAAAACACACCCCCTCCCTTCAT